CAGGAACAGTTAATGTTTCTGGTTCGATAGTCACAGCTAATCTCTCGAACAATCCATACTTCTTAGCCAATGTGTTTCCAAACGACATTGTCACTGTTAATGCAGAATCGCGAAATGTTGTTACTGTTTCGTCAACGCAGCTCTCGTTGAATGCTGCTGTAAATAGTGCAGCTTGCACTCAAACTGCAGTAATTACTCGCTCAAATGCTGAGTTTAATATTCAGTTCTCTCCTCATGGTGGTCATGGATCTAATCCATTCGAGGAACTAGGGTGTCACACCTTAATGATTTCTACGGAATTGGTTAGATCCGAAAACGAAACAATTCCAGTAAGTCAGGTCGCCCAACTATTTGACTTTAATCAAGTTTCGATCATCCAGGATCCAATATATCGATTTGCGAATAATACGACTCAATACGCAAATTCTAACAATTTAAGAGCAACGACTCGTTTGTTTGTTGCTGATCCAGGTGTATCGAACTTCGTGCAAGACGAAACTGTTTATGTTGGTTCTACCGTTATCAATGCATCTGGTGTTGCTAATGTTGCTCACTGGGATCCAAACGATAACTTTTTGTATATAAATAATATAACTGGTACTTTTGCCGTCCAAGAAGCGATAAAAGGCGAATCTTCAGGGATTTCTATTCCAATCATAGAAATTGCCAACTCGGAAATTAAGTCATTTAGTGGTACTTTGTTATATACTGAGAATCGCAAAAATGTTGTTCGACTAGACAATCAGATCGACCAGATTAAAATTATCCTATCATTCTAGGTAAAAAGACATGGAATTTAATATTGAACCGTATTATGATGATTTTGATGATAATGCGCGAGATAATAACTATATGCGCATTCTCTTCAAGCCAGGAAAGGCAGTCCAGGCTCGTGAACTCACACAGATGCAGTCTATTCTGCAAAATCAGATTAAGCAATTCGGTGACCATGTTTTCCAAGACGGTTCCCCAGTTATTGGTGGTAATTTAACTCTCGATAACAAAGTTCGACACATCAAGCTCCTAGAAACTTTTAATAATGTCGATATTGAAATCGAAGATTTTGATCGCAAGGTTGTTCGAAACACTTCAGGATCAGTTCAAGCAAAAGTTCTTGCAACATACTTTCCAACCGACGGCATTCCTACTCTTGTTGTTAAGTATTTGACTGGTCTTGAATTCCAAGACGGTGATGTGATTAAAATTGCTGGATCAACCACACAAGCCCAGTTAATTGCTTCTAACGCTAGTGGTCAAGCCACAGTTGTTTCTATTAACGAAGGTGTGTTCTATGTCGACGGATTCTTTGTTCAAGTCTCTGATCAGACAGTTGTCGCAGCGGCTTATGATGTAACTGCGAATGTTAAGATCGGACTTGAGATTAATGATACAATTGTTGATAGTGAAATTGATACGACCCTATTAGATCCTGCTCAAGGATCATTTAACTATCAGGCTCCAGGCGGCGATCGCTATCAGTTTAATCTAACACTCTCAACTCGCCCACTTGATTCTATCATTGACGAAGCGCAATTTTTTGAATTAATGCGTCTTGAAAATGGTATTATCACCAAACAAGTCAAATATCCAATCTATGCAGAGTTAGAAAAAACTCTTGCTCGTCGCACCTTCGACGAATCTGGTGACTATACTGTTCGCCCATTCCGCGCATCCGTAATGGATGGCACTGATGCAAATAACTATACAATCATCATTGAGCCAGGAAAAGCATATGTTAAGGGTTTTGAGTTCGAAACCCTCGGACAAGTTAAGATTGATGTTGAAAAACCAAGAAGCGCAGCTGATGTAAAATCAATCGTTGATGTTGATGTTGATACCTCTTCTGGAAATTATCTTTATGTGACATCTATCGTCTCTCCAGGACAAGGCAATGCATTTATTAACATTGCTGCCATGGAAAAGGTTGATATTCACTGCGGTACTGCAACACAAATCAATGTCGGTCTCGGCAGTTCTGCTGCAAATGGATTTATCTATCAGAATACAAAAATTGGTACAGCAAGAGTTCGCGACTTTGTTCGCGAAGATAATAGCACTGAATCAATTGTCGACAGTAATGGTATATACAGAATTTATTTGACAGATGTTAATATTGTCCCTAAAGTGTTGCGTGCCGCTGGAACACACACTTCAAGTACGATCAATGTTGCCTCTGGTCAATTTATGCCGAGAACAAATGGATTGTATTCGAATGTTTCACTAACAATTCTTCCAATTAAACTAGATGCAGTTGATAATGTTTATGCAGCATATGCTAACGCATTTAATGTGAATGCAAACGCTAGTGGAACATTTGCAGGTAAGATCTCTGTTGGTGATATTATTCGTGTTGGCGACTTTGCAAAAGAAGTTGTTAGAGTTGATACAGGAAATCTCGTCGTTAACTCAATATTCTCTTATGCATTGGCAAACTCTGCATCAAATCCACTGCTTGCATATAAACAAACTGCACACACACAAAATGTTGGTGGGCAAACAAGAACTATTGCAAACTCGTGGTGGCAATCAAATTATGCCACTCTTCAATTAGATCGTCCATTTGATAATCTAGGTGTGCCAGATTCAAATACGGTATTCCAATTAAACTTTGGTGTAGATGACGCTGAGTGTATAGTTTCTGGTCTTGCCGTCGCAAATTCATTGCTTGCAAATGTTAATACAGCAATGAATGTTGCCATTGATTCGAAACTCATCAGCGGCGATGTTGTATTGTCTGAACCACAAGACAAGGTGTTCATTTACCAGCTTCCTGGAACATTTGTTGCAAGAACATCAATCAATAATGTTGATTATGAGCACGACAAGGCTATTTTAAATAAAACAGTTTCGGTCGGTTCTCCTGGTGTCTTCATTATCGGTGCAGGTGATCTCTCAACAGCAACAATTCCGTGGTCAGGAACAACAAGCTCTATTCGTCAAAACCTTGTGATTGCAGTTCGCGATAATGGTGGTTCAACTACTCCGAATGGTGCAATATTAAATCTTACATCAGCGAATGTGACTGTCACATCAAGCCAGATTACAATTGATACTGGTGATGCTTTATTACAATCAATTGATGCAATTATTCGTGTTAAGGTTAATGATGCTGAAGATCTAATTCGCACAAAGACATATTATGCAGATTCCTCTTTTAGCGCAGATCCGTTCACATACCCATCATCAAACGCTAGTCAAAATACTGAGGTTTCCATAACAAATCTTGGACATGTTGCATCACTAAATCTTGCAAATGGTTTAATTTGGCTTTCAAATCCAACATATAACGCTGTCCGTCCAGGCGATTCAATTTCATTGTTCCTTCCAGATGTGGTAAAGGTCAATAAAGTTCTCATGGGCAACACAACGCATTATCCAGATGAGGATAATGTTGAAGACATTACTGAAAGATTTGTTTTTGACTATGGTCAGCGCGACGACAAATATGACCATGCAAAAATAATCTTGAAGCAGGGCTACAGTACACCTTCTGGTAAACTCCTTGTTCATGTAAACTTCTACCACCACATTTATTCTTCTACGAATAAACTATCATTCTTCGGTCCGTCTTCATATGGCGCAGATCAATATGACGATAATTTAATTCCAGTATATACAGATACAAATGGAAACATTTTGTATCTACGAGACTGTTTAGATTTCCGTCCATCTCGACCAGTTGGTGATGTTGCAGATACATTCAATGTTCCAAACTTCCCGCAACCAGATTCAACAACTGAGTTGTCATTTAATTATTACCTACCTCGTATTGACAAACTTGTATTGTCAAAAGATAAAGAGTTCCGAGTAATTAAGGGTAAGTCTGGAGTTATTCCATCTATTCCAAAGGATGACGATGACGCAATGACCATGTATACATTGCGCTTGCCTCCATATGTTAATGATGTTCAAGATATTCGAACAGAATATAATGAAAATCGACGCTTTACTATGAAAGACATTTCAAGTATTGATAAAAGAGTACAAAAACTCGAGTTCTTTGTCTCGCTAAACAATGTTGAAAATCTAGCCATGAATGATAAGACATTGTACGAAGATAACACAGAAAAAGAAAAGTTTGGTATTGTTGGTGAAAACTTCCGCAACTTCTCGATTGCTGACTTTAAAGATCCAGGATTTAGTTGTGCGCTTGATCAAGGTTTCTTAACACCAAGAACAACTACATTACCGCTTGCATTTAAGAATAAAGTATTGGCTGATATGAAGTTGAATAAGAAAACAATTTCATTGAACTTCACAGAAACACCAGCAATTTCTCAAAACCTTGTTTCAGATAAGGCGGTATCTGTACAACCATTCTTGTTTGGTCAGTTCAATGGCATTGTAGAAATGGCTCCAGAAACTGATTTTTGGACTGACAATCAACTCAAGCCAGAAATTATTACTGTTCCAGAAAGAGTTCGCATTGAACACACGACAGTAATTAAAGAAACGATTATTGAAAAACAACCACAAATTACAATTGAGCAGATCTTTCCAACAAGAAATGTGGAAACGATCATCATTCGTGAACCTGCGGTTCTTCCACCGTCACCTTTACCACCTGATGAGATTATTGTCAAGCATCCACCTCCACCAATTATTGTTGATCCACAACCAGTGGAGCCACCTCCACCAGCTCTTCCACCAGAGCCACCACCACTACCATGGGAACCGCCACCACCTCCACCACCTCCACCAGAGATCATCGATATCGGTGTTCCCCCAGAGGTGCCGATTTGGATTCCAATCGAACCACCACCTCCAGAACCAGAGCCAGTGGTTGTTGTAAAACAGCCAATTCGCGCTGGTGGTGGCGGCTGTGTTGTTCTAGAAAGTTTTGTTCCTCTTATTGAGCAAAAACTTTACAATGGTAATCCTGTCACGCAAGCATATATGCTCATGGATGGTATGGATATTCTTCTTGCTAACGAAGTCTCGCTTGAAACTGTCGTTGGTAAGGTTGTTCACAGCGGAATTGAATGGCAACCATGCGTAAGAATTACAACTGAATGTGGAACATCTCTCGTCTGCTCAACAACCGCTCCAATACCAACCTTAAATAATGGTGTGATGAAAGCACCAAATTTGATTGGGCAAATGATTGGCGTAAATAAAGACAATGAGTCTGCTTGGAAAGAAGTTGTAAGTGTTGAATACCTCGGTGAGAAATTTGTTCGTGGTATCGATACTGGAAACAATAGTTTCTGGGCTGGTGAAACTGAGGGAGCATATATTCTCCACCATAATATGCGATTCGAGTATGACGATTTAGAATTTAAAAAGAAATGATTTCTAGGAAAAAAGAACATGATTAAAACAGAGTTTGGAACAGTAGTTGTCGATACAAATCTTGTGCCATATATGCGCACAAGAGATATCGAATTTACTGGTAGAAATCTAAAGCCAGGTAAGATAGCATCAATCTTTTTTGATGACATTGCAGTAAATCGATTTTGTCAGGTTGCAAATAAGATAGAAATTGACGCAAAGAAAGTTATTGCTTTCTCGTCAAATTCTTCTACTGCACCTACTTCTGGGCAGATAGTTTACCAAGGAACTTCAAATGCATCAAATACATTTTCTGCAATTGTAGACACTTACTTTTCTGGAAATAGTTCTTTTGTTCTTCGCTCTCAATCAGGCAATTTTGACCCTTCTGCCTCAATTTTCGTTGAGAATGGATCTTCTGTCACATATGCAAATCTATCAATTATCAGTGCTACTGAATATGATAATTCTGACTCTTTCTATCCAGGCGAGGGTGTAATCGCTACTGGTGCATTAGGCGACAAAGTGTTTGCGAAAGTTATCGCAACAAGCGGTGACGATGTTGTTTATCTAAATCAAAATTTCCACAACTTAAATGTTGTGGCGACTTCTGGATCAACTCTAGCAGATTACTCATCAAAGTTTAGAGTTGGTGACCTCGTATATCAAACAGCTGATGGTGCAGCAAGATATGATCTTGCAGCATTCCGTGCACATATTGAGTATATTAATTTAACAGACGGAAGAATTGCTTTAAGACCAATTGATGGCTATATGCTTGCCAATGCTACAAGCACAAGCACGAATGCAAATGTCAGATTGTGGTGTATTACTGATACTGCTTCACCAAAACCACTTCATATTCAAACATTTAATGAAACAGGATTCCCAGTTGGTTCTTATGTTAAGAGTGTTGCAAACTCTGCAAATATTAAGATCACATCATACACTCATACCTCTGGTGTTCTTGCAAATACATTAAATTCTGGATTGACGCAAGTATTGCTTCCAACCAGTGCAAACACCTCAGGTGCTGCTGGCAATTTGATTTACTTTACTTCTGGAACATCAGCTGGATCTTTAAAACTAATTACAGCTGTAAGTGGAAGAACTGTAACTCTTGATTCAGCACTTGACCTAGATTACTCTTCAAATACACATTATTCTATCGGCAACTTTGTTGTCGATGACACCAGCTGTTTAGCTGGCGTGTTTCAGGTTCCAGCATTCCCTGGATTTAAATTTAAGACAGGTAATCGTGTTCTAACAATTACTGATACTTCTACAGTTAATGATCCAGATTACGCAATGCGTGCCGCTGGTTCGTTTATGTCGAGTGGTATTCTAAAAACAACACAGCGAATTCAAACAACACCAACACTTCAGCCAATGCCTGAGGTTGATGCTGATGCACTAATTCGTCCTGTTGCTCCGTCAGAGCGATCATATAATAGTGATGCTGTAAAGAATCCAACAACTGCGTCTACTGGATCAACGACACCTCGTATTAATCTTGGCGATGGTTTGTCTCAGACATTCTTTACACCAAAACCAAAAATTAATGCGAATAAACAAGACTACGGTATGTTCGTAACTTCTGTAGATCTATTCTTTAAGAGCAAGCCATTGACATCACTTGGTTCAATGCAGCTTCCAATTACATTGAAGATTGCAGAAGTTCAAAATGGTTATCCAACAAAGAACTATCTTGCCGCTAAAACAATTCAGTGTAAAGATGTTAAGATTTCTAATGTTCCAAGCACAGGAAACTCAGCAACGGTTACAAAGTTTACTTTCGATGATCCAGTGTTCTTAGAACCATCTCGAGAATACGCACTCGTTCTTGGATCTGACTCTCCAGATTATGAGGTATTCATTGCAGAAATTGGTGCCGATGTTCTTGGTGTAACACCAGCTCGACGCATTTCTGAACAGCCATATGCTGGTTCATTCTTCCGCTCACAAAACTCATCAACTTGGACACCATATCAAAATCAAGATTTGATGTTTGTGATTAATAAGGCTGTATTCCACAACTCTGGTGATGGTACTGCTCAGTTTGCGCTAGACTCTGCTCCAGAAGCAAACAACTATGTTGATAAAGTTATTTTGCTTGCTTCTGATCTTGATTTCCCTGTTACCGATCTTTCATATAGCCTCCGTGGAATATATGCAAATGGTAGCGGCACAACTCAAGAGGGTGCAAGCGGTGTTGAATTGACTAAATTCTCGCCACTTGAATATGGCGCATTACTTGATAAGTCAAATAAGACTTCTATCAATCGCCGTAAGTTGCTCAAGGGAGATGCAAATAGTTTTATATTGAGTTTAACGATGTCTACACCAGACCCAGACATTTCGCCAATTGTAAACATTGAAAGACTTGGTTTGACAGCATCGAAGTATCTCGTCGATAATGCAGGTATCCCAAATACAACCATCTCTCTATTAGGTTATGGTACTGGATATAATGCAACAATAACTGCAGCAAATGTTTCTAATGCACAAGAAAATGTATTTGGAACTAGTGTTTCTACACTAGTAACAAATGCTGCACTATATCGCCAATATATCTTTGCTAATAACGCAACTATTGGTTTCTATGCAATCAATATTGCTGGTGGCGGTGGCTCTGGTGCAACTGGTTTCGCTGTTGCAAATACTGACGGTCAAAATACTGTCAACTACGTTGTTATTACCGATCCAGGCAGTGGCTATCTAACTACTCCAACAATTCAAATCGTATCTGGTAATGCTACACCAAACGCGAATGCAACAGCAGTTATTGCTGGCGAGACAGGTAAGTCTGGCGGTAATATTCAAGCCAAATATATTAGTCGCGAAATCGTTCTTGAAGATGGATTCGAGTCTGGTGACATGAGAGTGTTTATGGACGCAATTCGCCCAACAGGAACAGATATTAATGTTTATTATAAGGTTAAGTCTGTAGAAGATAACGATCGTTTTGCAGATAAGAGCTGGCAGTTAATGCAAAAGGTAAAAAATACATTTTCTAAGAGCGCAAGATCTTTAATTGGATTAGAGTTTAGACCAGATCTGCTTGAAAATAGACTCGCTTATGTCGAAAATGGAACAACTTATCCGCTCGGCGGTAAATTTAAGTCGTTTGCTGTTAAGGTCGTCTTAACAACAACCGATGCATCATTAGTACCAAAGATTAGAAATCTTCGTGTGATTGCAACTCCAGAGGGTTAATTTATGGAAGTCAGGGCAAGGGTTAAAGAAAATCCTGATTTTGTGAAAGATGAGAGAGGAATTGCGGTTTTAAATACAAACAAAGCAGCTGTCTCAAAACACGAATTAAAGATGGCGGAGTTGCGCCGTCAAAAGCAAATAGACGACGACCTAAATAACCTGAAGTCTGAAGTTTCAGACATTAAGGGTATGCTTTCCCAAATTTTAAAAGCCGTTAGTGGCGAGAAATAGACATGGCAAATACAGTTAATGTAGGAATTACAACTAGTGCATGCACCTTTAATCAGTGGCGCATCACCGACAATCTCATGGCAAACGATGTCAACGAGATTGCTCGTGGCGACTTCATTAAAACTAGAGGAAGCATTGAACTAACAAATGGCAAAATCTTACTATCCAATTCTTCTGGTGGTGTTATTCTTGATGTTCGTGATGATACGAACATCGACGGAACACTTACCGTAAAAGATATCGAAGTTGATAACTCAACTGGTCACGTCTATGTTGATGCTGGCGATATTCGGTTCTTTCGTATGGGTTCGGCTGATCGTTTTTGGAGTAACACCAACACGACATTCTTCTGCGCAAATGTTTCTGTAACTAATGCCGAATTCGGAACATTAAATGTTAATAATCAATTAACAACTATCAACACAACAGTTTATAATATTGCGAATACAAGTTTACAGGCAACGATGAATGTTCATCCTGCTAATACTTGGTTCTTTGGCGCAAATGTGAATGTTCAGAATACTGGTTCTGGATCTCTAAATGTTTACAATCGATTGACTCATGTCAATTCTGGTAATGTATACATCGGAAATAACGATCCTGTTTCTAAGTTCATCGTCGAGTCGCAAAATGCGATCTTCTTCGGAACAAATGTTGTCATTTCAAATACGACCACTGGTACATTTAATGTTGATAATCGAATTGTATTCGTTTCGTCACCAAATGTAATCTATTCGAATACACATTCAAGTGCAAGATTCAATGTGTTCCCAAATACATTCTTCCATGGCGGCGAGGTCAACATTGCAAATACTGCAATGACAACGACATTCAATGTTCATGCTCAGAATGCAAACTTCTTTGGAACCAATGTTAATATTTCTAATACGACTGTCGGCGGCACATTCAGCGTTAACTCAAATACCTTCCTCACTGCGGCAAATGTTACATTTGCAAACATCGGTTCAGGCGGTACAGTTAATGTTGCAACTAATACAAACTTCTTTGCTGCTAATGTGCTTGTATCAAATACAACTGTCGGCACATTGAATGTTGATAATCGTCTCGTTGCAATCAGTGCACCAAATACGATTATATCAAATACTCATGGTGATGCGCGATTTAATGTCTATCCAAATACCTACTTCTTTGGTGGGCATGTTAATATTGCGAATGTTTCACAGGGTGCAACATTTAATATCACTCCAAATACTTTTATACTAGCAAATGCAAATCAGTTTGGAACACTTAATGTAACAAACAATGTTGCGGTTTATAACCTTGCTGTGAGCAATAATGCAACTATTTCTTGGAATGTGACTGCTGGTAATGTTTATGTTAATGGAAATACTAGCACTGGTAATTTAGAATCGCGTGGAAATGTCACAGCAGTTGATACGATTAGCGTATCTAACACAACGACTGGCAATGGTATTATTGCAGCAAGTGCAAATATTTACGGTAATAATATCGTAGCCAAGGCAAATGTTCTTGGAACCAATGCAGTATTGACGCAGAATACAACCTCTGGAAATGTCATCGCTGCGAATGTAATTGTTTCTCAAGTTATTACAGTATCTAATGTAACTACTGGAAACGGTGTTGCTGTTCAATCTGCAAACATCTACGGTAATAACATAATTGCGAAAGCAAATTTTGCTGGTTCGAATGCAGTATTAACTCAAAATGTTTCTGCTGGAAACATCGCAATCACGCAAAATACGACGACAGGAAATTTAGTCGTAACGCAAAATACAAGCAGTGGTAATGTTTCTGCTGCGAATGTAATTGTTTCTCAAGTTATTACAGTATCTAATGTAACAACAGGTAATGGTGTTGCTGTTCAATCTGCTAATGTTTATGCAAATAACTTTGTTGCTAAGAATAATGTTCTAGCGCCACAAATTAATGCAACAACTAATCTAAACACTGCTTACCTATATGTTTCAACTCTCACGAATGTTTCGTGCGCTAATATCACTACACTATTTGTTCAAGACCTAACAGTAACCAATCCAATTGCTGCTCCTGCAGAAACTAGCGGATCAGCATATCGCCTTCGTGTCGGTCAAGGATCAAGAGAAGATGGCTACTTTGGATTAAATCTTGGTTCTACTGCAAACGGAAATGCATGGATTCGTTTCGATACTTCAGCTGGTAATGTATGGCGTGTAACTGCAAATAGCACTGAGGGAACTTACTATACTATCTTAACTAGTCAAAATCTTTCTGATTCAATTACTACAACTAATTCTACAAATGCAGGATCTTTGACCGCAGTTAAGAGCGCAGCTGATATTGCGAAGAATGCTTATGCTTCTTCTAATCTTGCAGCAAATACTGTTGCAGTTTACGCAAATGATACAGTTGTTCTTGAAAAATCTAATGTCAACTTCAATAACTCTGCATCAATTAATGTTGCTGCTGGTGCTCATGGATCATTCAGTAATCGTTCCAATGTTGCGTTCACATTAAACACTGCATCGATATCTTCAGTTGGTACGCTCACAACACCAACTACTCTTGCGACAAATGTGACAGTTTCTCAGAGCCTTAATGTTTCTGGAAATATTACTGGCACATTGAAGTCAACAAAGGATTACTTAAACACTTCAACTGTTTCTGGTGCAGTAAGTGTTAACTTGAATGGTGGAAACTGGTTTAAATATACACTATCAGGAACACCAACCTTCACCTTTGCAAATGCTCCAGCCTCTGGAACTGCAATGACCGTAACACTACTTGTGTTGCAAAATGGTACTGGTGGTTACACGCCAGCATGGGGTAATACAATCTACTGGGCTGGCGGTCTCGTTCCTCCAGCATCTACTGGAGCAAATAAACTTGATATGTGGACATTTACAACAACTGATGGCGGATCTTCGTTTATCGGAACATTGGCTGTTAAAGACGCGAGATAATCGCTATGCCAAGACCGTTTGAGTTAAATAAAACATGGATAGTTGGACCGTCTAGAGGCACAACTACATTTAATGCTCCAGGAAGCATTACAATCGACTATGGTCGCCATGTTGCTAAAGTTTCAGGTCGTGGTGGATCTGGAAACTCACCAGTAGCATCTGCTTGGGTTACAAATTATAATACCAATTATAATGTTGCTTATCCAATTGCAAATCAACCAGCTACTGCTTGGACAATTACATACTCACCAAATTATAATGTCATCTATCCAATTGCAAACAGACCAGAAGCCACTCGACCAGCAACAACTTGGTCAATCAACTATAACGCTGGTGTTTATCCGATTGCAAATAGACCAATCGCAAATCAGCCAGCAACAGTGTGGTCAACAAACTATAATACAATCACATATCCAATAGCCAACCAACCAGCAACTGCTTGGGTTACAAATTATAGTACCAATTATAATGCAATCACATATCCAATAGCCAACCAACCAGCAAATGCATGGGCGACTAACTATAACACCAATTATAATACAATCACATATCCAATAGCCAACCAACCAGCAAATGCATGGGTAACTAACTACACTATCAACTATAATGCTCTCACATATCCAGAAGCCACTCGACCAGTAACCGCATGGAGTACGAACTACAATATTGCAAATGGTCCAGAAGCCACTCGACCAGCAGACGCTTGGACGATTAATTACAATTTAATTTATCCAGAACAAGCTCGTCCAATAACTGCATGGACGACTAATTATAATGCATTAACATATCCAGTCACTGCATATAATGCTGGTAATCGACCAGCAGACGCTTGGTCAACTAACTACAACGTTGTTTATCCAGAAGCAGGTCGCCCTGCCACTGCATGGGTAATTAATTACAACACTAATTATAATTCACTTGTTTATCCTGAAGCAAATCGACCCGTAAATGCATGGGCGACTAACTATAACACTAATTATAATGCAATTGTTTATCCAATTGCTAATCAGCCATCCACAGGCTATAATCCAGCAAATTTTGTATATTGGACAGAAACTGCGCAAGGAGATAGTTATGGTGGTGTTGCAACACTAACAAATTCTGGCAGCGATCCTAATTGCCCTAGTCCATTTTATAGCGCCCCAAATGGAGATTATTTCTCTTACGAATGTTTTCCTGAAGGCAACACGGAAACCTTTGCAACTAATTACAATGCTGGCGTTTATCCGATTGCAACTCAGCCAATCGCAAATCAGCCAGCAACAACTTGGTCAATCAACTACAACACTGGCGTGTATCCAATTGGAAATAGACCAGAAGGTTCTAGACCACCAACTGCATGGACAATCAATTATAACGCTGCTGTTTATCCAATTGCAAATCGACCAGCAACTTCATGGATAATTAATTATGGTGCAACTTATGCTCCTGGTGTTAATCCAATTGCAAATCGACCTGCTAATGCATGGACAATTAATTATAATGTCGCAAATGGACCAGAAGCAAATCGACCGATAACTGCGTGGACAATCAACTATAATCTAATTTATCCAATTGCTACTCAACCAGCAACTGCATGGATAGTCAATTATAATGCTGGTGTTTATCCAGAACAAGCAAGACCAATTGTTAACCAACCAGCAACAGTATGGTCAACAAATTACAATGCTGGCGTTTATCCGATTGCAAATCGTCCAATCGCAAATCAGCCAGCAACAACTTGGTCAACTAATTACAATACTGGTGTGTATCCGATCGCGAATCAACCAATTGCCAATCAACCTTCTAATGCGTGGTCAACAAATTACAACACTGGTGTTTATCCAATTGCAAATCGACCCGTAAATGCATGGGCGACTAACTATAACACTAACTACAATACAATCACATATCCAGAAGCCAACAGACCAGTTACTGCTTGGACCATCAACTACACTACAAACTATAATGTTGCTTATCCGATCGCGAATCAACCAGAGTCTGGTCGCCCAGCAACAACCTATAGCACAAACTACAATGTGGCATATCCGATTGCAAATCGTCCAATCGCAAATCAGCCGATAACCGCATACACTCCTGGAACTGTGGGCACTCCAACAACAGTTCTTGGTGTATATCTTCCTGGAGGACCAGTTTCTACAGTTGCTCCTTATGTTCCAGCAACAGAAGTTGTCTATTGGAGTTTCCCAGACTATCAGACACACCCAGTCTCAGTGCCTCCAGGTGGATATGTTGATATTCAGATTGAATAAAACCCAAGAATAAAAACGAATAAATAAGTACATGCTCTGATTGCAGAGTCGTGTCTTCACGCAAATTTTGGAAAGATAATGCCAAGAAGTACGGATTTAGGTAAAAGTTGGTTGGGTGGTGGTTCCCGTGGATCGCAAACTTTTAATGCACCTTCCTCTTTAACAATCCCATATGGTCGATATAAAGGGACTGTCACAGGTCGTGGCGGTTCAGGTAATGCTCCAGTTTCTTCTGCCTGGACAATCAATTACAACACCAACTATAATGTTGCATATCCGATCGCGAACCAACCAGAAGCCGCTCGCCCATCTACTGCTTGGACGATCAATTACAATACAAATTATAATGTAGCCTATCCTTTGGCGAATCAACCAGAGGCTGCTCGCCCTTCCACTGCTTGGACGATCAATTACAATACAAACTATAATGTCGCGTATCCAATTGCGAATCAGCCAGAAGCCACTCGACCATCTACTGCATGGACCATTAACTATAATGTCGTGTATCCGATCGCGAATCAACCCGCAACCGCTTGGACGATCAATTATAATACAAATTACAATGTTGCTTATCCATTAGCGAACCAACCAGCAACTGCTTGGACGATCAATTATAATACCAACTATAATGTGGCATATCCGATTGCCAACCAACCAGAAGCTGCAAGACCAGCCACCACTTGGTCTATTAACTACAATGTGGCATATCCGATTGCAAATAGACCAGAAGCTGCAAGACCAGCAACTACTTGGTCTATTAATTATAATGTTGCATATCCAATTGCCAACCAACCAGCGAATGCTTGGGTAATCAATTACAACACCAACTATAATGTTGCATATCCAATTGCCAACCAACCAGCGAATGCTTGGGTAATCAATTACAACACCAACTATAATGTTGCATATCCGATCGCGAATCAGCCAGAATCTGGTCGTCCAGCAACTGCGTACAGTATAACTTATAACACGAATTATAATGTTGCATATCCAATTGCAAATAGACCAGAAGCATCAAGACCTGTGACTGCATACTCAACGAATTATAATGTTGCATATCCAATTGCAAATAGACCAGAACAAGGTCGACCAGTGACTGCATGGTCAACAAACTATAATGTAGCATATCCAGTTGCGAACAGACCAGAAGCTGCAAGACCAGTAACTGCTTGGTCAACAAACTATAATACAGTCTATCCAGTTGCAAATCAACCAGTTGCAAACTACAATCCAGCAAATAGTTTTAATCATTATTCTAATTCATATATTACAAATGATCTTAATGGTCAGGCATTCTATTACAGCGGTGCAAATGATCCAGCGCAGCCAGGTTGTCCATCACCGTTCTATTACACAGAAACATTTTATTACTTCTCTCCAGCATTAACACAGGGGTATTATGCTGCATTTGTTTGCACACCTGTTGGCAATAATGCGAACTATAACACAAACTATAATGTTGCATATCCGATTGCGAATCAACCAATTACTGCATATGCAATTAACTATAATACCAATTATAATGTTGCATATCCGATTGCAAATCAGCCAATCACTGCATATACTATTTTGTATAATACAAACTATAATGTTGCATATCCGATTGCGAATCAACCAATTACTGCATACACTATTTTGTATAATACCAATTACAATGTTGCTTATCCAATCGCAAATCAACCAGAGTCTGGTCGACCAGTAACTGCATATACTATCACTTATAACACCAATTACAATGTTGCTTATCCAATTGCGAATCAACCAGAGTCTGGTCGACCAGTAACTGCTTGGTCAACAAACTATAATGTCGCTTACCCAATTGCCAATCAACCAGAAGCTGCAAGACCAGTAACTGCTTGGTCAACAAACTATAATACAATCTATCCTGAAGCAAATCGACCAGTAAATGCATGGACGATTAATTATAACACTAACTATAATACAGTCTATCCTGAAGCAAATCGACCAGTAAATGCTTGGACGATCAACTATAACACCAATTATAATGTCGCTTATCCAATTGCAAACAGACCAGAAGCCACTCGACCAGTAACTGCTTGGACATCTAATTATAATGTGGCATACCCAATTGCAAACAGACCAGAAGCCACTCGACCAGCAACAACTTGGTCAACAAATTACAATACAGTCTATCCTGAAGCAAATCGACCTGTGACTGCATGGACGATTAATTATAACACCAATTATAATACTGTATATCCAATTGCAAACAGACCAGAAGCTGCACGACCAGCCACTGCATGGACGATTAATTATAATTCAAATTATAATGTTGTGTATCCAATCGCAACGCAACCAGAAGCGGCTCGTCCATCAACCGCATGGACTGTCAATTATAACACCAATTATAATGTCGCTTACCCAATTGCCAATCAACCAGAAGCTGCAAGACCAGTAACTGCATATACTCCAGGAAATGCTGGAACCCCAACCACAGTTCTTGGTGTATATCTTCCTGGCGGTCCTGTTGATCTATCTGGATTTGCTGGGAATCCTGGCACTGCCCCAACAGTTTCTCCAACTGTCGTCTCATACTATGACTATCCTGACAATAGTAACTATCCAGTGACTGTTCCTCCAGGTGGACAAGTAAATGTGACGCTTGAGTAAGTAAAGATCCGTAGAGAAATACTTGATAATTTTTCATAAATAGTTTATAATTTGAAGTTGCAATTGTTTTGAGGTGATTTATGCCATATCCTGTACAAAAATATGTACGCGAATTGAATCAATTTTGTATCGCAAATGAAGCATTTACGCAAGAAGAAATAGACAAGATCATTGATCTTGAAGATCTGCAAAAGTTCCAACGAGGTGGAGTTGGTGGCGGTGGTGGCGCAGGTCAAGTAAATAAAAAAGTCCGCGACAGCGATGTTATGTGGATTAACCACGAACCAAACTCAGACTGGCTATTCCAAAAATTTGCTCATTTGACAGCGATGGTCAATTATGATCATTTCATGTATGAAATTGACGGATTTGAAAATTTTCAATATACTGTCTACAAAGCAAAAAATAAGCAGCACTATGACTGGCATATCGATGCTGGCAATACTTATTCCAAATTTGAAAGAAAAATTAGCGCAACCATAGTGTTAACCGATCCTGAGGATTATGAGGGTGGTGAATTTCAATGCGTTCTTCATGGTCGTGTCGATGAGCCAATTACAATTAAACCAAAAAGAGGGGATGCAATTTTCTTTGCCTCTTGGATGCCGCATCGAGTTGCACCTGTGACAAAAGGAACTCGTAAATCTCTAGTGTGTTGGGTGATGGGCGAAAGATCATGTTAAATTTGAAAAGAATGTTTGGTAATGAGATTATAGAGTTTTATTGCCATCCAAATCTAGAAGGTGTTATTCCAGAACCAAAAGCGGCGATTAAAAACCTTCCAGAATGGTTCAAAGATCTTGCGCCTACTTGTGAGGGACCAGAAGACCAAAGAGACTCATTCGGCAACAAAAATATGAGTGCAAAAAAGTGTTTGCCAATGCTGGATGCAATGTCTCTTGGATATATGATTCCGCTTGTATCAGATCTTCATATTCGCAGCAATCACGATAACACTCAAATTGAAGTCAAAAACCCTCCAGGGATAGTTACTTGTGAGTTTCATGATGCAAATCAATTAGGTGGAAAAAACAAATTAGGCATCAAACATGGACATGCACTCAAATTTATCAATCGATGGGTGATCAAAACAGCTCCAGGTTGGTCAACTCTTTTTGTACCACCGCTAAATCATTTTGATCAACCATTTACTTGTTTGTCTGGGTTTGTAGACACAGATGCATATCCAAAGGAAGTTAATTTTCCAGCGATTTTAAAAATCTATGATGCAGATATACATCTACCCGCAGGGACACCATTGATCACTGCTATTCCAATCAAAAGAGATTCATTTTCGAAAAAACCAAAAGTGCGAAAAATGACTGCGAAAGAAATGAAAACTATTGAAAAAATTCAAAACACTCAAGGCATGAGAACACACCACTATACATATGAATTGAGAAAGAGGGATTAATTATGGTTAATTGGTTTCGAAAAAATGATATTGACTTCAAATTTGCTGACACTGTAGAAGGAACAGTCTACCCACACTATCCTCCAGTTCTTGCAAAAGAGTTGAAACCTCTTAAGGAACATCAAGAGAGTAAATTTGGTGATTATAGATTTCCTGGTTGCCCAGGAATGCATGATTATTCCCGTTTAGGTTATATCATTCCAGCATGGACCAATTTTCATATTAAAGCAAACAAAGCAGGAACAGTAGTTATTGCTGGTAGCAGAGGTGAAGATGCGCTAAAACGAGCAACGATGGTAAAACAACCACAACAAATGGCTCGAGACATAACTGATGGTGCGTATACTCCAGAAGGTGGAATAGAAAATACAATTTGGAATTGCCCTGGAGCATGGAAAATTCATGGATACGGTAAGGTTTCGTGTTTACTCCTTCCTGCTTTTTTCCATTCTAACTTTTTAGATGATCTTTATGTTTATCCTGGAGTTGTTGACTATAATGGATTCACAGTTATTAATTTTATTTTCTCAGCAAAACGACCTTGCGAGGTTGAAATTAAAGCAGGTGATCCTGTACTGCAGGTAATTCCAATTATCACATCTAAAGATATTGTTGCTTCTTATGGACCAGCAACACAATACGAAAAAGATTACAGTAAAGTGTCTAAATGGTTTCATGAAACGAATTTTTACAGAAGATATTTTATGGTCCGAAAGAAATTTAAATTGATCAAGGATTTTGAATGAAAAAGATATTTGTAAATGTTTGCTCATATAGAGACAAACTACTCGCACCAACTCTTGAGAGCGCCATGGAAAATGAATCTGGTCGCAATCAGATTGTTTATGGCGTTTTTGAGCAAACTGCATTAGAGGATAGTTTAAAAACAAAGTATCCGCATCTAGCAACTCACAAACGAGTTCGTTATAAACGAATTGATCCAGAATATTCGGACGGTGTGGTTTGGGCTCGCGGTATCAATGCGATGCAAATCTATGAAGAAGAGTTTCAATATCAAATCGATTCTCATATGCTCTTTGATAAAGGTTGGGACAATTATCTAGTTCTTGATTATATGCAAGCCTGTAAAGTTGCAGGACATGATAAAGTTCTCTTGACCTGTGGCACAAAGAACTTTGATCTTGATGGTGATAGAATTACCAAGCATACATTGACTGACGACATTTCAGTCAATCTTGGATACTATCAATTCGATAAGAATATGAGACTTCATGCCCATGGTCCATGGGTTCCTGCTCGAGATGTAGTTGCTCCATCTCGCCACATTTGCGCTGGGAACTTCTTTGCTCCTGCCAAATGGGTCCGCGAGGTTGGATATAATACAAATATCTTCTTCGAAGGCGAAGAGCAGATGTTCGTCATCAGTTCTTTCGTAAAGGGATATAAGATCTATCATATGCGTCGAGCAAAAGTTTATCACTATCTTCGCTCTTCAAACTACGAGACGAAACAAACTGTCAACCCAGTGGCAAATGCACATCGACTTCGAATGAATCAAGAAAGATCTGAGAAAGAACTCAGTAATTATCTCTATTCTCTCGACGAGGAGCAACTCGAGGCTTTCCGCAAGTATTCGGGTGTCGATTATATAAATAGAAAATTAGAGGAACGAGCACTCTCTAGGCATCTGAAAGCAGATCCGAGTGTAGAAGTCGATTGGGAAGTTCCAAATAGAGAGTAAAGATGAGTGCAATAAAGAGAGCGAAATTTAAGATATATGAATCGGGTAATTGTTCAGTCTCAGCAGAAGGCTGCACAATAGCATTCGATAAAGATGCAGCTTTTCAATATTTTCCCTCTAACACAATGAATTACTTGCTGGCTCTCGCAGGGACAACCAAGTGTACGAATGAAGACAATGATGTTTATCTTGCAAATAATCTTTATACAAATACCTGGTCTTCATATATCGAACCATGGGACTATACAAAATCAGTAAATGCAAGTGTTATTGACGGAGCATTTGTTCAAATTACTACCGAAAATGTAACAACTTCTCAGTGTACATTTAAAGCAGCGAATGTTGTTAATGAATCGATCTCTCATACTAGCGATAAGAAAACATTTTTGTTTGTTTACGGAGAGGATTTTCTTGTTAACGGAGAGCAGAAGTTAACAGCAAATTCAAGAAAAACATTCGTCGATGTGTACCATGCAGGGAATAATATAACAAAGACGATTACTGCCAATTCTACTCCTGTAACAGTAGTCGTTATCGAAGTAAACTAAAAAGACACCATTCTGCTCTGCGAAACCCCTATTTTATAAATAGAGCAATAATAATAGGATTTCATAAATGGCGCAGTTTATAGAATTGGATCTGGACCAGGGTGCAGATTTTACCGTTGATCTAGACTTGATTAAGGATGATGGCAGTGTTCTAAACATTGCTAATTACTCATTCACATCCTCAATGCGCAAATCATTCTATTCCTCCTCTGTCGCAGCTAATTTAACTGTGACAGTTGCAAACACATCAAATGGAAATATTATATTAAGTTTGAATGCAGCTACCACTTCTAACATTAAGGCTGGTCGTTACTTGTTTGATGTAAAGCAAATAGACAATTCAAGTGTTACAACACGCCTTGTTGAAGGCATTATAACAGTTCTACCGCAGGTAACGAAATGACTCAGATTCGCGTTTCAACAGGTCGTGGTGCGCAAGGTTTAACTGGTCCTCAAGGTCCGTCTGGTCCACAAGGTGCTGCTGGACCAACTGGTCCTTCTGGCGGTCCTCAAGGTCCACAGGGACCACAAGGTGCTACAGGTCCACAAGGACCACAAGGACCACAAGGTCCTCAAGGACCACAAGGTCCTCAAGGAGCAACAGGTAATACTGGTCCGCAGGGTCCACAAGGTGCTGCTGGTCCTCAAGGACCACAAGGTGCGACAGGTGCGCAAGGATCGACAGGTTCGGCTGGACCACAAGGACCAACAGGTCCGCAGGGCGACATTGGACCATTAGGTAATGTGGGACCACAGGGTCTAACAGGTCCACAAGGACCACAAGGACCACAAGGCGATTTCGGACCACAAGGACCACAAGGTGCGCTCGGTGATGCTGGTCCACAAGGACCACAAGGACCACAAGGTGCTACAGGTCCACAAGGTCCTCAAGGTCCACAAGGAGCAACAGGTAATACTGGTCCACAAGGACCACAAGGTCCTCAAGGAGCAACAGGCAATACTGGTCCGCAGGGTCCACAAGGTGCTGCTGGTCCGCAGGGACCACAAGGACCACAAGGTCCTCAAGGACCGCAGGGTCCACAAGGTGCTGCTGGTCCGCAGGGACCACAAGGACCACAAGGTCCTCAAGGTGCAGCAGGTTCTGGCATCACTATTCAAGGAACTGTGGCGAATGTTGGAAATTTGCCAGGTAGCGCAGCTGATGGTGATGCATATATCGTTCTTGCTAATGGACATTTATATGTTTATGACACCGCAACTCCTGAATGGATCGATGCGGGTCCAATTGTTGGACCACAAGGACCACAGGGTCCACAAGGACCACAAGGACCACAGGGTCCACAGGGTGTAACAGGTAATACAGGTCCACAAGGACCACAAGGTCCACAGGGCGTTCAAGGCTCACAAGGTGAGATTGGACCACAAGGTCCGCAAGGACCACAGGGCGTTTTTGGTCCACAAGGACCACAAGGTCCACAAGGGCTTCAAGGTGATCATGGTCCACAAGGTCCGCAAGGACCACAGGGTCCACAGGGTCCACAAGGTGTGTTTGGTCCTCAAGGTCCACAAGGTGTGGTTGGTGGCACTGGTCCACAAGGTCCGCAGGGTGCGCAAGGCATTCAAGGTTTAACTGGCGAAACTGGTCCGCAAGGTCCACAAGGACCACAGGGTGTGCAAGGTGCTCAGGGTCCACAAGGACCACAAGGTGTTCCAGGATCAACTGGACCACAGGGACCACAAGGACCGCAAGGTGTTACAGGTCCACAAGGACCACAAGGTCCTCAAGGAGCAACAGGCAATACTGGTCCGCAGGGTCCGCAAGGTGTTGTCGGTCCGCAGGGTCCACAGGGACCGCAAGGTCCAACTGGTGCACAAGGTTCTGGTATTACAGTTCTTGGCACCGTCAGCACTGTAGGGAATCTTCCTGGTGGTGCATCAGACGGCGATGCATATATTGTAACTGCTGATGGTCACTTATATGTTTGGAATTCAGGTTCTTCAACTTGGATCGATGCTGGTGCAATTGTTGGACCACAAGGTCCGCAGGGTCCGCAAGGGTCACAAGGTTCAACTGGTCCTCAAGGTCCACAAGGTGGAATTGGTCCGCAGGGTCCGCAGGGTCCACAAGGACCACAAGGTCCACAGGGACCGCAGGGTGTCGCTGGCGCAAGAACTTATGATGTAACAAACAGTGGCGCAAGTCATTTTTTGATTGATGGTGCAAATGATCCAACACTCTCATTATTGCGCGGTTTCACTTATATCTTTGATGTAAATGCATCTGGACATCCATTTTGGATTCAAACTGTTTCTGGTGCATATAGTGCTGGTGATGTCTATAACACTGGCGTTTCAAATAATGGTGATGATGTCGGTCAAATATTCTTCGAAGTTCCATATAATGCACCAAGCACATTGTACTATGTCTGCCAAAATCATGCAGCCATGGCTGGTACAATTAATATCAGTGATCTAGGTCCACAAGGACCACAAGGACCACAAGGTCCACAGGGACCGCAAGGACCGCAGGGTCCACAAGGTTCACAAGGTAACACTGGTCCTCAAGGTCCACAAGGACCACAGGGACCATCTGGTGTTTCAGATGTTGCAGGACCACAGGGTCCACAGGGACCACAAGGTCCACAGGGACCGCAGGGTGTTGCTGGACCACAGGGACCGCAGGGTGTGTTTGGTCCTCAAGGTCCTCAAGGTGATCATGGTCCACAAGGTCCACAGGGACCACAAGGTAATATTGGTCCGCAGGGACCACAAGGTCCACAGGGACCGCAGGGTGTGATTGGTCCGCAAGGACCAACTGGACCACAAGGTCCTCAAGGACCGCAAGGCGACGCTTCTACAGTTCCTGGTCCTCAAGGTCCACAAGGTGTCTTTGGTCCTCAAGGACCACAGGGTGTAACTGGTGCACAAGGTCCGCAGGGTGTGTTTGGTCCACAAGGACCGCAGGGACCACAAGGACCGCAAGGATCTCAAGGTATTACTGGTGAAACTGGCGCTGTCGGTCCTCAAGGTCCTCAAGGTCCTCAAGGACCACAAGGTCCTCAAGGTGTTGTCGGTCCTCAAGGTCCTCAAGGACCAGAAGGTCCACAAGGTCCGCAAGGTATTGTTGGTCCTCAAGGTCCGCAGGGTGTTCAAGGTAATCTTGGTCCACAAGGTCCACAAGGACCATCTGGTCCACAGGGTGATGCATCAACTGTTGCAGGTCCACAAGGACCACAGGGTGCACAAGGAGATTCAGTTACTGGTCCTCAAGGACCACAGGGACCACAAGGTGGACTTGGTCCGCAGGGTCCACAAGGTCCACAAGGTCCGCAAGGATCGCAAGGATTAACTGGTGATACTGGTCCACAAGGTCCACAGGGACCACAAGGTGCTATAGGTCCACAGGGTCCACAAGGACCACAGGGTGTGACTGGCGATACTGGTCCACAAGGACCGCAAGGACCACAGGGCGTTACTGGACCACAAGGACCGCAGGGACCACAAGGTGTTACTGGACCGCAAGGACCGCAAGGTGTAACAGGTCCACAAGGACCGCAGGGTCCGATTGGATCAACTGGTGATGCTGGTCCACAAGGACCGCAGGGACCACAAGGTGTTACTGGACCACAAGGACCACAAGGTCCGCAAGGTGTTGCTGGTCCGCAAGGACCAACTGGTCCAGTAGCAGGGTCTGACACACAAGTCATCTTTAATGATGGTGGCAGTGTTGGTGCGAACTCGAACTTAACATTTGCAAAAACAACAAGCACTCTCACATCAAATACGATTGTTGCTGCAAATAATGTTGCATATGCAAATACGACTGGGGTTGTAAAGGTTGTTGTATACTATAATACAGGAACTGGAACATTAGATACGGTATTCTTATAATATGGCAATTACAGAAAAACTTGATAACACAGGAATCCTTTTAGTAAAGGGTGAGTTAGATGAAGTAACTGGGTCGGCTGTCTCAGCAAATGACACATCATATTTTGCTGCGGAATTTGATGAAGTGACTATTAGTCCAATTAGTGGCGGACTTGCGAAAAGAATTCATGCAAATGGATTGATTCAGGTCGCCAATTATATTGATGATTATACTTTAAACATAATTTGATGTGCTACGCATCAAATAAATATAAAATATTTCTAGAGAAATAAAAAATGGCAAAATTAAAAGACGGCTCGCGAATTTACGGTAATGTCACTATTGACGCTGGCGCATCAGCCGTATCTGTAAATGCAACGACGATAAATGCTTCATCGTTTGTTTTATCAAATGGTGTAGATCTTGTCATTCTCTCTCAAACTGGCGGCACTACTTCGAACGATGCCTATGCGCAAGCAAACTCTGCTCGCAATCAAGCGAATACAGGTTATGGACAAGCAAATGCCGCATATGCTCAGGCAAACACTGCTCGCGGCACAGCCAATGATGCATATGCACAAGCGAATACTGCTTATGGTCAGGCAAATAATGGTTATGCTCAAGCGAATGCGGCTTATGGACAAGCCAACGCTGCTTACGGTCAAGCCAACGCTGCTTACGGTCAAGCGAATTCTGCTCGAGACCAAGCAAATTCTGCTCGCACACAAGCAAATAGTGCTTATGCAGAAGCCAATCTGAAGTTGAATCTAACTGGTGGTTCTGTCACTGGTGACTTAACCATTTCTGGTAATCTTGTTGTTCAAGGTAATGCAACTACAATCAATGTAAGCAATTTGAGCGTCAATGACTCAATTATTCTATTGTCTGCAAATAGCACTGGCGATGCTGCTGATATTGGTTTTGTAGGCAATATCACTCGTGGTGCTACAGCAACACATGTTGGCTTTGTTCGTATACATCAACTCAATGAATTCCAAATTTTTGATAATTATGAACTTCAACCAACTAACAATATTATTGATATTGCCAACTATAATTATAGACTTGGCAATCTTCGTGTTAATGCAATTAATGCTAATAGTGTGCTCATTCTTGGAAATGCCGCAGCAACTCAAGCAAATCTAACACTTGCTCGCGATCAAGCGAACACTGCTCGCACCACAGCCAATGATGCATATGCTCAAGCAAATACCGCAAGAGATACTGCAAATGCTGCGTATGCGCAAGCAAATACTGGTTACACTCAGGCAAATACTGGTTATGCTCAAGCGAATGCGGCTTATGGACAAGCCAACGCTGCTTACGGTCAAGCGAATGCAGCATATAGCACTGCGAATACAGCCAACACAACGGCAAATCTGGCATATGCTCAAGCAAATTCAAATTATCAACCTGCTGTAACTCGCCTTGATGTTACGAACAACGGCGCAGGTGCATATCGGTTTGATCAGTATGGTGCTGCTGTTGATAACCCATCACTTTATGTTCGTGCTGGCGAGACGATTGCATTTAATTTAAACAATGCTGGACACCCATTCGCGATTCGTGTTTCATCTGGTGGTTCAAACTATGACACTGGACTGACTCATGTTGCAACTGATGGAACAGTAAGCACTGGTTCTTCTGCTCAAGGCAAAGTTTCTGGCTCATTATACTGGAAAGTTCCTTATGAACTTGGTGGAAACACTTATGTTTATCAGTGCACTATTCATAGTGGAATGGTTGGTAACATTGTACTTGAACCAAATGGAACAATCGCATATGCTCAAGCCAATACAGCGAGAAATCAGGCAAACACTGCCCGCACAACTGCTAATGATGCTTATGGTGCTGCTAATACTGCCCAAACAACAGCACAAAATGCATATGGTCAAGCAAATACTGCTTATGGACAAGCGAATGCCGCTTATGGTCAGGCAAACACTGCACGAACCCAAGCAAATACTGCTTATGGTCAAGCAAATGCAGCATATGCCCAAGCAAATTCTGCGTATGCTCAGGCAAATAATGCTTATGGTGCTGCTAACAATATTATTAGCGGCACAACTTCTATTACATTGAAAGCATATAAAGATTTCTTGCAAGCCAATACGAATGTTAACGCTGCAAATACTTGCGACTTATCAGTATCAAATTACTTCCGCGCTGTAATGACAGCCAGTGCTCAATTCACCTTTATCAATGCTCCATCTTCTGGTACTGCTCAGCAATTCTCATTGTTGATTATGCAAAATGCTACAGGTGGCTACTCACCAACATTTGCGAATACAGTGTACTGGGCGGGTGGATCAATTCCTCCAGCAACGACTGCAGCAAATTCTCGTGACTTGTGGACCTTCATCACTTATGATGGTGGTTCAACATATTGGGGTACATTGACGATGAAGGATGCGCGATAAATAGGTTAAATTATCTTTTGTGAGTTTGTTATGAAAATCCATGTACTGGTAAATCCTCGCAATCCAACAGGGTTGATGAATCGTGTGGACCCATTTGCTGTCCACGCATACAAATATATCAAACATTTATCGCCGCATTTCCATATGATTCATTATGGAGTTCCAGGCGCGCAAGTTGATTGCGAGCATATTGATATTCCAACATTACCAAAAGAAATAAAGCGATTCAATGAACTTGCTGGCGAAGAAATTCGCAAGAGAGCAAGCGATGGTGATTTGATTGTTTGTTTCTTTGGCGTTGACAATCAACTCGCATGTGAGATGAATCCAAACTGCAAACCAGTTGAACCTTCTATTGGATATAGAGCCAATGGCATCTTTGCGCCATATCGTGTGTTTACTTCATATGCAAATATGCATATGTTTTATGGCGAGCGCGGAATGCTCATGAGCCCTTCTTGGTTCGATGATGTAATTGGTAATCCATTTACAATCAGTGAATTTGAGTACAATGAAAAGAAAGACGATTACTTTTTATTTTTGGGTCGAGTATGCGAAGAGAAAGGTATTCATCTTGCAATTCAAGCAACAGAAAAGATGGGTAAAAAACTTATCATTGCTGGTCCTGGATCGCTCAAAGCATTGGGATATGAGAAAGTTCCAGATCATGTTGAGGTCTTTGGTGTTGCTGATGCAGAACAACGAAAACATCTATTAAAAAATGCAAAGGCATTGATTGGTTTGACGCATTATGTTGAGCCATTCGGCAATATGATCATTGAGGCTAATCTATCAGGCACTCCTGTAATTACAACTGATTGGGGTGCATTTCCAGAGATTGTTCTTGAGGGACAAACAGGATATCGTGTGCGAGATTTTAAATCCCTATTAACTGCAATTGAGAGTATTGATAAGATTGCTTCATTTGATTGTAGAGAATGGGGATTAAATTTCTCTGATGAGGAGATCCACGATCAACATCGTCGATATCTAGAAAAAGTTATAAAGAATAAATTCTATGAATAATCTTTTTATTGTCGGGTCATCGATTCAAACACGCAATGCGCCATTGACATATAGCCCTGTTCGCACAATCTTTTCTAGCGAAGAAAGATTTCGTCAAACAATCTTTACTGTCAATTCAATACAAGCTGCATTTCCAGAGGCAAAAATAGTTGTTGTTGATTCATCAGACATCTATAAAGAATATCAAGACACATTTCGCTTCTTTAAGAACACTGAGTTTATACCACTAAAAGAATTAGATCAAGAAGCATTTGAAATTGTTAATACGCATCCGAATAAAAGTTTATGCGAATCTTTGTTATTAAATACCTTCTATAAGAAGTTTAGAAAAGAAATAAAACAATATGATTATGTGATTAAAACTTGCGGAAGATACTTTTACTTTCATTTAAATGATGCGCTGTTTAATGTTGAAAATTTAAACAAATTATTTTTCAAACGACCGCTTAATTTCAACTGGGATGATTCTTGGAACTATTCATTTATTGATCGTCGAACAGAACAAAATAACAATCGCATACATCAATATTGCACGGTGTTATATGCATTCGGCGGCACTCAATTAGATAAAATGATTGATATAAATGAAGCAACAATTCATTTGCTAAATCAAGCCCCAATGAAACATTATGATATTGAAACTTTGTCATATTACTTTACTCGTCCATATGAAAAAGATGTTATTGAAACAGACTGGATAGTTTGCGGATGGGATGGGACTTCTGGTCGATTTATGTATTACTAGGTGAGTTATGAAAACAAATTTAATTGTTACTGACGATTTTTATCAAAACCCAGATGGTGTGCGAAGTTATGCATTGTCTCAACCATTTGAGGTGTCGGGAAATTATCCTGGAGTAAGAACAAAACCATATCTTCCAGACGATCTAAAAGATGCAATTCAAAAAATCATCTTTAATGTTGGAGGGCAGATCACCGATTGGATGGAATATTCTGGCTATACTGGAGCATTTCAAATTTGCACTGCGAAAGATCGCACTTGGATTCATGCTGATAGTTATAATTCTTGGGCTGCTGTGTGCTATCTAACACCGAATGCGCCTCTCTCTGCTGGAACTGCTCTGTATCGATATAAGGAAACGGGCGACTATTTCAGAGCAGATAACACTGCTCCTCATTTTGATGGCTATGACTATACAAAGTGGGATATGGTAGATTATGTGGCGAACAAATATAATCGAATCGTGATGTATCGCGGAAACCTTTATCATGCCTCATTGGACTATTTCGGAAACAATCTCGAAAACGGAAGATTATTTCAAACCTTCTTTTTCAACACAGAATACTAATGAAAATTTTACATGTGATATTTTCTTGCAATCGTTTGCAATACCTAACGAAGACTCTAGATTCTCTTAAAAATCTAGATTATGGAAATCATGAGGTTACTCGCCTTATCGTCGACGATTACCCAAGAACTCGAAATGACTCAATCTTTCAGTTGCTCGCGAAAACTCATAAAACACTTTTATGGTTGAACACCGAAA